GTCATGGTGTTTTTTGTGTGTATGTTGTTGACCCCCACCGGGTTGCGTTGTATCTTATTGCATGCAACAAAATCGACAAACCCTTTCCGTTCTCTACAATTGCCAGTCGCGGCACGTTTCATCGTGCAATGTAGCCGACTTTTTGAAACAATCTTGCCACCTTGAACACCTCGACGGCCACGCGTTACGAACTGCAAAACAAACATTGACCGCCTGTTTGCCACACGCAACGACGAGGGGGGGGCGGTCATCCGCTCACGTCGTCGCATACAACAAGCGTGTGCAACTGGACATTGACCACGCGCACAACGAATCCATTCACGGCGACCGCCTCGACGAGGTGGGGGCGTGGTTTGCTTTGCAACCGTGGTGTGAAATGGTGGGCGTGTCGGCATCGGGTCGCGGGTTGTGCGTATGGGTGCGCACGGTTGATCCGTTCCGCCGTGACCTCGCCGAACGCGTCATTAATTACGTCGAGGCGTTGGCGACCAGGTCGGGCCATGAACTCAATTGCGACCGTGTCAATTCAATGTCGCCCGTTGCATTGCGGTTCACGCTGAATCGGGTCATTCATTATAACGTCGAGGCCGTCGAATTGTGCAACAAAGTTTTGGCCCAATGAATTGTTGTGTGTACATTGCCGTATCAACAACAAACAAATGAAACTTTCGAGGCACCCGCAAAAAGGCGATGACATAAAAGGTCACATCGTCAAAGGCATCATCAAAGAAAAAAGGCACGGCATTTTGTGCGTTTGGTATAAGTTGGAACACCCAACAAACAAAAACCGCCGTATCATCGGATACAACCCAAAAAACAAACGCGTCGACGCTTGTTTTGCTACTTATCCGGGCTTACACAATGCGTGTAATTATAGAACATGGTAACAATGACGAAAGAACAAGAACGGGCGATTTTGAGCGCCGCAAAGGCACACGCGCAAGCCGAAGAAAAGTTGCGTACATGCTATAAAAATCGGAAAACATTGTCGAAAATGGACAAGGCGAAAGACAAGGCAAAATTTGAAGAAATTCGAAGAAATAAGTGGGTCACTTATCGCGCGTTGAAATGCGCAGTGTTGGCAATCAACGGATTGACACCGTAACAAATCCAGTCACAACAAAAAGCGCCCTCAAACATTGGGGGCGTTTTTTTTTGGCCGAATGAATTGTTGTGTGTACATTGCGGTATCAACAACAACAAAATGTCATACAATTACAACATTCGCGTCGCGAAAATGCAGGTCGAATTGGCCGCCCGTGGTTTTTCTGTTATCAGCCTTCAAAACGCCATTGGTGGCGTTGGGTTTCAAATGGTCATAACGCGCACCAACAAAACAAAAATGTTGACTGACGCGGAAATCATTCTCGTCGACGAAATTATTGACCAATTCGGTTTTGACTGTGACGACACTTGCGAATCGGCATCACATCCCGGACATACATATATGATGTGTCCACGGAACAACCGCTTCGAAAACATTGAAATCATGTCGACGTTTGATGAAGCCTGTGAAATAACCGGTCGTTCGCCGCGTGACATGTCAAAAGCGCGAATCGTATCAATGAAGGAACACCGGCCGTACAATTTCGGCGATTACAAAGTTGATTTCACGTCGGGTCGTAATTTCTCCGACTGTTCAATTTGGAAACCGTGACCACGGCGGCAAATCGCTGAATTGGTTCATGATGCCGCCACGTTGTTGAACGTGGTCACGGCAAACGCCCTCCGAAACGTCGGGGGGCGTTTTTTATTTAACCTCATCCCACGATGTCAAACCATCTTCGACGGCTTGAATTGTTTCAAATATGCGTTGCGCAATTACCGGCACAATTGCGTTGCCGTATGCCTTCAACGATTGTCGGCGCCATTTTGAAACGGTGAGACCGTCCAATGTATCGGGAACCCCATCATTTCCGCAACGAATAGGGGAGATAGTTGGGAATTCTTTCCAGTTTGTAAACGGCAACGTTTTGTCAATGAATCTTGATTTTCCTTGCCTGTTATCTTGTCGCTTTCCTGTGCCAATGGTGTTGGCAACAACCCTTCGACGAGTAAATGTTCCAGGTACATTCCGCGCCGCGTCCCGCCGTATTTCTGGCGGCGTTTTTTGGTTTGATCCGCCGTTCGTTCCCGTGGTTGCGTGTTTGGCGTTGGCAACAATCCATATTCGTTCACGTCGGTGGGGCGCGTTCGCGCCGCAAGCTGGAACAAGAAACGCCCCGACGTCGTACCCAATATTTTCCAAATCAGCGCACACCGTGTCGAGTACCAATCCGCCCGACCAACGAACAAGGCCCGAAACGTTTTCAGCGACGACCCATCGGGGCCGAGCGTTGCCAATGACGCGGAACATTTCGGGCCACAAATAGCGGTCGTCGGCAATGCCTTTTCGTTGTCCGGCGTTGCTGAATGGTTGGCAAGGAAACCCGCCAGTGATGACATCGACAATTGGGGTGAACCCGTCGAATTCTTCGATTTTTTCAAAACTTCTTGAATTTGGAAAATGGTGTTTCAATACCGTTTGGCAAAACGGGTCACGTTCCACATGATAAACGTTGCGCCAACCGACGCGCTCGGCGGCGAGGTCAAAACCCCCGATGCCTGAAAATAACGATCCGTGACGCATCATAACCCGCAATGACCCGAATCACAATCGTCAAAATCGGCCGGGTAATTGGCGGCAATGTATGACGACGACTGGCCGCCGCTCAACGAATTAAATGTTTTCATTTGTTCCATTGTTTGTCGTCCGTTGCTCGTTTGCGGTTGTGGCATCTATGACAAAGACTTTGCATGTTGGACGTATCGTAGAACAATTTTTCGTCAATGACGCGCGCCGGTTTTATGTGGTCGACGACCTGGGCGGCGTGGCCGCATTGGACGCACACCGGAAACGTTTTGCGATACCAACGACTAAACTTTGTCCATCGCCAAGTGTGATACCTTGCGTCCGGTCGTCGTTCCCGTTTTGGGTTGTCTTTATTCCAAGGGACGCGACTTTGTTTCGTCGGCATTTTTGGCATTCTGCAAAATCTTTTGTTTGATGTGTTGTGCCGTCGCTCGTTCCTCGTTGGCGTACTTTATCCAATCGGCCCGACGCTCGTCGGACAATGGCAATTCGTCGGCCTTTTTTCGCCACGATTCCGAACGCCGTTCGTGCCATTGCATATCGCGCAACGTGTATTCCTTCGCCGGCGTTTTGCGCTTCGGCATTTTCTCGGCGTTGCGACGCAACCAATTTTCCAGCACTGGCCGCCACCGTCGTATTTCGTCGCCGCGTTTCGTTCGGTAGTCGTTGGCTTCATAATAATTAAGGCAATCTTTCGCCATTGACGACAACAAACCATACGGAACATGTGCAAACGCCTCGACGTTTTCAACCATATGTCGCAACGCGCTCGTTGCCTCGTCTACCGATGGAATTTTTTCCTTTTCACCATTATGGTATTTATTATTCATTTTATTGTTCTTTCTTATATGGGTGAACTGTGGTTCGTCCCTTTGCGAACTTTTGTTCGTGGGGGGGGCGTCCTTTTGTTCGTCCGGGGGTGAACTGTGGTTCGTGGGTGCGGCGTTCAATACAACCCGAATTTCGCGTTGTGGGTTGTGCGTCATGAACACCAAATTGCAGTCGACAAGACGTGACAAATATTTTTGAATTTGTCGGGATGTGACGCCGAGCCACTCGCCCAATTTTGCGTTTGACATCGTACACGCACCGCCCTTTTTACAATACCCGGCAATCAACGCCAACAACACCCGTTCGCGCGGTCGCAATTCGTGCATGTTCCAAATTTCAGCGGTTAATATGATGTATTGTTTCGGTTTCACGTCCAATGCATTGTGTCAACGCCTGACGGATCGTAACCGCCAAACGTTGGCACCAACTCAACAAAAAAGTCGACGCCCTGAATCATGCCCTTATATTGTGGCAAACGCTTTCGACGTGGCGTTTCAATATGTTGACGCAAGGTTCGCCGCGCTTCCTGTTCGCTCGACAAATACCAAAATTGGCGTTCGCCTAAAACAGGACAAGTGAAAACGAGTTTGAACATTACAACACGCCGTTTTTGCGCAACATTTCGGCCAGTTCCAAAAAGTCGGAAAACCTCAACGCCACAATGCAACCGCGATTGTTGCGTTTGTGAATTACGACATTGTAATTTTCGCCGTCCGGCATGGCGTCCAATATGTCGTGCATTGGCAACGAACGTTCGTGTGCCTTGCATTGCAAATAAAACGGGTCGGTGTCGGTCAAGTCAACGCCCTGGTCGTCAAGCCATTTTGAAACGTACCCGGTGCGTTGAGGGTCGCCACCCATTACACGCGCCCAAACTTCGGCAATCCGAAGTTCAAACCGCTTTCCCTTGTTTCGGCTGTTAATCACGCTCGTCGTCTTTTAAATTAATCCAATCGGGGCCGTTCATGTGGAACGTTTCCCCGTGTTTGTATGGCGTTGCGGTGCCGTCCCAATGTTCAAATTGCACCAACAACGAATCCCAAATGTTCAAACCTCGATTCATATATCCGGGGTTGACTTCATACAAAACGACGTGAAACGGCGCGACGGGTTGAATGACCAAAAAATAAAAACGCTCGACGTGAACGTTGTTTTGTCCTAACCCGTGAACGTACATCGCCGCTTGCATGAAATACAATGCGTCGTATGCCGCAAATTCCCATTTGCGCGGTTGCCATGCGGCCGCCGTTTTTACGTCCAATGCAACATTGTGACCGTGTGCGTCCACGATCCCCCGATGGTGAATGCCTTTGCGGGTAAACTCAATCGGACGTTCGCGGGTTTGACAATGTTCCAACATACTGGCGGCGGATGGATGTTGCCAAACGCGGTCGCGGCACATTTGCAACTTGCCCATTTCGTTCGGCGTCACAATTTCCGCGCCGGGGTGCGCGGCCATGAACTCGCGATATTCTTCGGTACGCTTGTCGCGCCGTCCATCGTAAACGACAACGTCACGTTCAAATTTTTCCGGTTCCAAAACGGCCAAATGCACACGCGTTCCAAATTTCATCGATTCCGTCGACGGCGGCCGGTGCAATTTGTAATTGAGGAAATTCAACGGGGAAACGCTGAACGCCTTCAAACTACTAAACGACAAGGGCAAAAAATCAGTTTTCATATATCGGGTTTTGTGTCAATTCAAACAATCGCGCATTTGTCAATTTCAACGCCTTGTCGGTTCGATAAACCTCGCCGTCATAGTCCGACAAATTCAGTTCCAAAATTTGGTTGCGATGGGCTAACAATGCCCACCGCGACCGCCGCAATTCCGAAATTTCTTGTTTGATTTCTTCGGGTCTTTGCTCGTCCATTACACGAACAAATTTTGTTCCGTCGATGAATTCAACAAATGGTTTTGAACGTGCGCCCACGCAATGACGCTTTGACAGACGTCGGGATACTTGCGGCCGTACAATTGCGACCGTTCCGCCAGTTTCGCAAGGTGCGTCAAATGTTTCTTGCGTTGCGCATTTTTTGCCGAAACCTCGGCTTGTCGTTGTTGCCATGTTTTCCACATCTTAAAAAGGCATTCCCGACGGGTTCGCGGTTTCCGCTTTAACAACGTGCGGCGGTTGCGTCACAAACGGATTTTCGCCCGAATAGAGTTTGTCGAGGTCGATAAATTTTTCGGTCTCGCTTGCGATTTGCAACAATTCCGGTTCGATGGCGCGTTCGACACCGCTCAACGAATAGGTTGTGCGCAAACCTTCGCCGCGACGAGTCAAGACCAATTCAAAATCCGTCCAATGACGACCGTTGCCAAATAGGTTTTGCATATCCGACAAAATCGATTTTTGCGTGACCGACCAAATTTTGACCGCACCAATTGGTTTTTGTTCGTCGTATTCGCAAACGATGAATGCGGCAAATTGGCGCACGTTTTCACCCTCCGGAATTGTGACGTCGGTCGGAATGTTTTCATCGGGTCGCCAACGGCGCGGTTTGCCGTCAAGAAAAATTTCCCAACCTTGGACGGGTTTTGAAATGATTCGCAACGAACGACGGTCGCCATCTTTAAGGCGTACAAAGTCTGAACCGCCTTGCGGGCGTTCAAAAAATTCAAAAAATTCTGGCATTGTGTGTTTTTTGTTGGCCGCAACTTGTCGCCCAATTACACACCATCAACCGAAGGTCGCGCCGAGTTATACACAACGCAAAGTGAATTCAGCGACATATATTTGTCGCGCACAATTTCGTTGTGTGTTCCTTGTTTTGTTGTTAGGGGTGGCCGGTCTCTACTGGTCACCCCGTAACAACGGCAAGATTCCGACGAAAGCCAAAGCGACCGCCGGCCACGTTAGGCCATGAACAACAATTTGTTCGCATGCCGTCGCGCAAATAAGGCCGGGAACGCCCTTGTCGACACGCCACCGAATACGTTTGCCGCTTGTATCAGCAACGCGCCCGACGGCCTTTGCGATTTTGTCAGCCGTTTTTATTGGCATCGTAATGTTGCAACCACGAAACCAGGTCGGCGAACTCGTCGCACACTTTAAAAGACGGACAAGCCTTGTTCGTTTTTGGGTCGTCGTTGTGACCAACAAGTTCCAACGGCGTGTTCAACACGATCCGCAACGAACGAACGATTCGCACAATTGCCGCGCGTTGCATTCTCGACATATTGTTGGACGGTTGACCGTCGTCATCTACGCCGCCAACGTAACAAATCCCAATCGAAAATTTGTTGTCGCCTTTGACATGTGCGCCGACCTTGTCCAACGCGCGGCCGCTTTCGATTTCGCCGCTTCGACCAATCACAAAATGATATCCAATGTCCGACCAACCGTTGCCATTTGGCGGTTCGGCGGTGTGCCATTTTTTAATGGTGTCGGCGTCGACGTCCATTGATGGCGGCGTTGCGCTACAATGAATATAAATTTTCTCAATCTTTCGCATTTTCTAAATTTTCCAAACGTTCAATGATGTCAACCAAAACCGTTTGCAGTTCGTCCAAAACCAAACGAATGTTGTTTTCGTCGCTGATGTCGTCCCGTGCGTCGTCATCATATGTTTTTAATATCATTCGTGAGTCAATTTAATCAATAATGAAACCTGAACGCCCGACGGTCGTCCCGTGGGATCAAATCTAAAACGCAACCGGTCACCGGCCGAAAATGTCGCGCCGCTGAACGTAAACGTGTTTGTTGCATATCCGCCAACAATTGTTTGTGTATCGCTGGCCAACGCTGTGTTTGATGGGTAACCGCGAATCGTAAAAATTGTTGAACCCGCCGTTGTTGCTTGAACAAGACAAGTCGCCTTCAAAACCTCACCAGCACACGGTGCCGACCAAATTGTATAATAATTTGACGAGGTCGTTTCGGACAAGGTTCCGCCGATTGGTATATAGTCGCCGTTACCATCAAATGCAAAAAAAGAGCTGTTCAAAATGAAATACGAAAACCCGCCGCCGCCGGTGCCATTGGCCGCCGCAGTTATGCGGCCTTGCGCGTCAACCGTTAGGTTCGTATTGGTGTAACTTCCTGGCGTGACGGCCGTGTTGGCGAGTTTGTCAGCCGTCACGGCGTTGTCGGCCAACTTGTTGTCGTCAACGGCTTCATCGGCAATTTTGGACGTTGTGACCGCGTCGAATTCTATTTTGTTTGACGTCACGGCGTTGTCGGCCAATTGTGTGGTGTCCACACCTCCGGCGGATATTCCGACCGTAATTGCGCCTGATGTCGTCACCGGGCCGCCGGTTGCCGTTAAACCCGTGCCACCGGTAATATTAACGCTTGTCACGGTTCCGGAACCGCCGCCGCCGCCGCTAATGGTTGACCAACTTAAATTGCCGCTTCCGTCGGTGGTCAACGCCTGACCGTTAGACCCGGCGCCATCAGGCAAAATCAACGTTGTGTTTTGCGTAACTGCGGTTGGCGCGGTTAGGATTATGGTATTTTGTCCGTTTGTCGCCGCTTCATATAGGGCAACGGCGCCTTGCATTAAAGCCGACGACCGAACGGCCAGTGCGCCGTATTTTTCCTGAATTACAACACCATTTCCGAAACTTGTAATTGATTCCAAAACATTGGCTTGACCGTCGACAACATTCAATTTTGATTGTTGACCGCCGCCGCCGTTTAAAACAATTTCGCGAGTTACACCGGCGCCAATGCTTTGGTTTGATGCCGACAACGACGGGTCAGCCACGGGAACAAAATTTGTCCCGTCGAAATTTATGAATTGGCCCGTGCTGACGGTTGATGTGTCGCAATTGCCGAGGTCATGCAAAGTTGTGGCCGCCCTGGCTTGCGCTTCGGCGGTCAAATCGGCTTGAATTTGATTTTGCGCAACGATGAGGTTTCGCCGCAAAGAATCGGTTCCAACGTTCCGCGTTCGCGGTGGCAAAATAGAACGCAAAGCAAAGTCAACCCCGCCAACGCCGTCGTCAACGACTGGCCCAGAAGATTCGGCAAGTTTTACGACCTCGATTCGATACAACGCATCTTTTGCCGAATGTGACATGTTCAAAATGCCCCACGAATGAGAATCAAACGACAAAATGTTGACCGGCGTCAACAAATCGGATGTGAACACCTGACCGTTCCGCACTTCCTGCGGCGTTTGTAGGTGCCGCAATTGGTCAATGCAAACCAAACGGTTGATGAACGTCGTCGAGGTTGTCAAACTCGATTGGAACCCGGTCGGCAACGAGTTTCCAGGCCCAACAATTGAACCAAAATAAACCGCCGGAAATTGGTCGTTTGCGTTCCCGCTTTCGCCATACATTGACGCCGGTTCGATTGTCAATTCCTCCGACGCATTGTTGTTCGAAACGGCCGCAAATGTTATCGCGTCAGAGTCTGACCCGGTGCCAACAAAAAATTGCGGGTCGCAAAAAATATTTGCGGCATCTGCAATCGCCGAATTGACTTCGCCGCCACCCTGACCAAAACCAAACGCGAAAACCTTCAATTCAACGTCGACGTCAGACGCCGCCGGCAAACCCGGCGTTTGAATGTTGAATTCGAATTCGCATGTGTCGGTTCCTCCGGCGACCGTACCGTTTGCAAGGTCACTGTTTAAGATGTCACCGATTGCCATCACGCGGTCGGTGTTCGTTTGCGTCCAACTCACGGCGCCCGGTTCGTTCGGGCGTTCCATGTTCTGATTTGAGTTGCCGACATTGAAAAACGCCGAATCAATTTGCGTTGTGTCGGTTCCAAGCGTTTGTTCACGCTTTAAATAGTACGATCCGACACGAACCAAAACGCCGACCTTGTATCGAGCCAAAGGCGACGCCGTCGTTGTTGCCGATGGCGCTTGTTCCATAACAACGCGCATTCGCAACGTGAATTTTGTGTCAACTGCAAATTGGGTGTCGATGTCTGCGGTAAACGTTGTCACCGACACGGGGTTAGTTTGTGACGTATTCGACGCGCTAATGTCAAACCCCGGAAAGGTTACGCCAACCAACGGTCGATTGCCTAAATAGTTTAATTCGCGTTGTATTCGGCGCACGGGCGGCATAAAAGCAATTGACCAATCTCCGACCAACTTGTTGTTGCCAGTTTCAAGCGTTTTTGACCAAAGAATTGTTCCGCCCGATGTACTCGGCAACGTCCATGTTTTTGTTCGTGCGCTATACGGCAACGTGGCGGCGTTGTCCAAAACTCTGGTCATTGGTACCAACGTCCATTTGCCGTCATGTTGCATAATGCGCGAATTCAACATTGCGCACACTTGCAAAATTGCCGTTTCGGCCGTTGGCGTGTTTGACGGTTCACCCGTCACAGGGTCTAACGTTGTGACCGCAATTTTGCATTCATCTAAAAAATCGCCGCCATAACTCGACAAGCCTTGCGGCGTGTAATCAACTTTGTATCGCAAAAACTGGTCGTTTGCGCCATACATGCCAACCGTTGGGATCGACGACAACGCATCGGTCAGGACTTGACCAATTTTGCGGTTGCCCGTCACAGGTTGGTCGCGTCGACTTAACGTTTGCAATCCGTCAACCGCTTGCAAGTCGATGACGTATGGCGGAACCGAATCGGGCAACGCGAGATTGTCCGAAGTCAAAAACCCGCGCCAATGCAACGTCGCGGTGTTGTCAGGGTCGGCGATTATGTCGACGATATATTGACCCTCCGACATTGTAAACAAGTCGGTCACAAACGAAACGTCGTCGGCATCTTCAACAACAAACGGAATCGTGCATGTTGACGCCAACAACGGCGAAAAAATGTTGTCGGCGCCTTGCCAGTTTATCGTAAAACCAGGGTCGGCCAAAACAAACGTTTTTGCCGTTATTGTTCCCTGCGGGTTTTTGTAAATGTCGACCCGAAATTCGTTGTCGCGAACGTCGGTAAACTCGGCATTATAAATTTTGTTGATTGCCATTTATCCAATTGCCATTGTGCCAAAGGTGCGGCGGCCTCGATTGCGGTCACGCTGACCAACCAACAACAAATCCCGGCCCGCTATGGTTGCCGACATCGCCCCGCCTTGCGGTTGCATCATTTGCCGAAGTTTGGACAACGGCGCGATGACTTCGGGGTTGATTCCGGCGTTCGGTTGATCCCCGACGACGGCCATTGTTGGACCAAAAGCCAATCCGCCACGCGCCAATTTTGGCATCATGCCGGGAATCAACGCTTGCAAAAAACTTGATTTTGCAATTCCCGCCAAACCTCCGGTTGCGGCGTTGTCAGCCGACAAAGGCGAGAACGCGGCCGCAATGGCGTTTCCAATGGCGATTTTCATCAATTGTTTCAGTAAGTCCCCGCCGAGTTTATTTAAATTTTCCTTCATGTTGTCGCCGCCCTCCATTACAAGGTCGAACGCCTGACCAATTGAATTTTTGATTGCGCCGCCGACCTGGTCAAACGCTTGTTGTGTCCTTGCCGCCACGGCTTCGGCTTGCGTTGCCATTTGTTCCAATCGCGAATCGATTTCGTTCGCTTCGCTTTCGTCAATTATGATGTCAGCCAATCCAAAATCCAATCCGCCGCCAACGGTTGCGGGTTGTATGGTTTCGCCGCCTCCGGTGTCGCTACTGGCGCCGCCACCGCCACCGCCAAACATGCCTTGCACATTCGACACAATGCCGCCGACCATGTTCGAAATTGCGCCCGGTTGCAACAAATCGATGTCGTCGGCATTCATCGCCGCGTTAATTCCGGCCATCAAGTTGGCCCCGGCCTCGGCCCCGGTTTGAACTAAATCGTCGCCAATTGATGAAAACGCGTTTGCGATTACGTCGCCGGCTTTGCTGAACTCACCGGAAAAAACAAGTTGCACGGCCTCGCCGAGGGCGCCCAAAATGTTGAACAGGCTTCGAAATCCAAGTTTTACAAAGTTGAACCACCCGGTCAAATAACCTTTGAGCGCGGCGAAAATGACGCTCAAAACCTTCGTTTTGTTTTGGAACTGAATCACTGCGTTGACGACTGAAATAATCGCGGGTTCGACAACGTCAAAATTGGTTATAATCAAATGAGCCAACGCGGCCACGGCCGCACCGGCGGCAACCACGGGAACCGAAATGCCGGCAAGGATCGGAACCAACGCGCCGACGGCGCTTGCGATTGGCCCGGCGGCGGCAAGCAACCCGGCGATGATTAAAACGTTGCGTTTGACCTCCGGCGACAAAGCCGTGAACGCCTTCATCATGCGCGTGGCAAAATCAATTGCCGTATTCAAAATCGGCATGAACGATTTCATCAACCCGGCGGTGGCGAACTTGAAATTGTCCATCGCCGTGGAAAATTTGCCGCCTGTGGTTTGCGACAAACGAGACATTGCGCCCTCGGCGAAACCACCTTCGGCGGCCATGTTTTGCAACGTGGCATTGAATTGTTCCACGCTGACCGCACCGGCGCCGAGTTCGGACGCCGGGAGGCCGGTGGCCTCGGCCAACGCTTCAAAAATTGGAACGCCGGCGTCGGCAAGACTATTCAGGTTTTCAAGTTCAACCTTTTGTTTTGCGTTGACCTTCGCAAAAATTGCCCCGAATTGTTCGATTGGCTTTCCCGTCGTCGCGGCGATGTCGCCCAAAAATTGAAGTTGTGTCGAAACCTCGCCAACGCCAGTTCCCGACGCAATCAATTGTTTGGCGGCCGTTGCGACGCCCTCTAATTGAAACGGCGTTGACGCCGTGAATTTGTTCAGTTTGTTGACCAGGTCGCCTGCTTCCTTTGCACCGCCGGCCAAACTGACAAACGACGTTTGCATGGTCTCGATTTGCATTGCGGATTTGACACCCGCAACGCCGAGGCCAACCAACGGCAACGTGACCGACTTTGACAACGAACCGCCAATTTTTGACATGCGTTGCGAAAACGCACGAATGCGTTTCGAACTATGTGTCAAGGCTTTGTCAAGGCGGGCGGTGTTTGCCCCGAACAAAATATTAAATGCCGCCGATTTAGCCATTAAGGAAATTTTTCATTTGATCCACAACCGACGCATCGACCGGTTGCGCATCGGTCGTTTTTGAATATGGGTGGAATTCGTCCGGTCTAATGACTGGCGAATTCGTAGAGCGGTGAACGTTTGCCGTGAGCGACAAAGTCGTGGCGGTGCGATTCCAATTTAATTCGTCGACCAATTCCGGCCGCTGAACTAAACATTGAACTTGCGCCAACGTCATGTGCCAAAACTCGAAAGGGCATGCCCCGCAACGTATCGCGTGGGCGTACACATCGCCAAACGTTAGGGGAGGCGCGGAATTTACGCCGTCGCCTCCCCCTCGTTGTTTCCCAGTGCCAACGCGTTAGTCACGGCCTCGCCGAGTTCCTCCGGGTCTTGACCGCAAACCAACGCCATGAATTCGTTTCGCTCAACTTGCGGAATCGAACCATTGCGGTGGCAAAAACTGCGGTGACCGTGCCAAAGGAATTCACAAATTTGGTTGAAATCACCACTTTGCAAACGTTCCGTCACGTCGTTGAATTCGCATTCGCTTTTTTCGGCCCACAAACGCAACGCGTTAAAGTCCAAACGAATGTCCAATTGTTTGCCCTCAATGTTGAAGGCAAGTTCACCTAAAAACCTATTCATGCGCCAAAATTACGCGCTTGGAACCTGAAATTTGTCAGAATCGCCAACCGTGCCGATTGTGACGAGTCCGTCGCCGGTAAACGTCATTGAAACGGTCGCGACATCATTCAAACCCGCGCTTTCGCTGTATTCAGTTATATAGGCATAACCGAACATTATCGGGTCGGACGCGGCCGGCGAATCGGTTTGTTGTCCGGTAGTCCAGGCAACGGCGATTTTCGTTCCCAACGCAAACAATTGTTGCATTGCGTCGGCGTTCCGAATTGTGCCGTTGCTTTCGGCCGTGCCATCGTATCGAACCTGTGCTTCGACTGACAAAGTCCAATCAATAAGGTCGAGCAGGTGTTCCCGGCCTTTTGACCCTTTGTCGCTGACGTCGATTGCGTTTCGGGTCAAACTAATTTCGCCGGACGTAGAGTTGGCGACCAGGTCCCAATATGCGGCGTTGTCAATCGCCGGGGTGGCGGTAATCGCGCCGGCGGTTGTGGAAATGTAAACGGAAAGGGCATTCGAGCGAATAACCCCGGTTGAATCTGCGGGCATGATTTAGACGTGTTGAATTGTGTCGGAGGCGGTGTTGATTTGCGTTTTCGAAATCGAACCGGTTCCTTCAAAGGTGCATGAATACGACGCCGCTTCATTGGTGCCGGCGCTTTGTTCGTAGTTGGTCAAATAGGCTTCGCCTTTAAACATAAAATCGTCGTCAACGCCGGTCATCCAGGTCAAAACAACTTTCTTTTTGTCTTTCCAAATGTCGAACAGGTCAAGACCCGTAAACGTGGTTGTTTCGTCATACATGACAAAACCTTCGCACGTCATTTGAAATTGTTCGCCGGCGGGCATGATGACCCGTGCGCCGTCGTTTTCTTTCTTTGTCGCGTCGATTGTGTCGCGCGTCAACGACAAGGTGGCGTTGTTACTGGCGCCCACCGCGTTGTATGTGTCGGCCGTGCCGCCGAGACCACCAACGGCGGAAACCGCGCCGGCCTCGTTGTAAATTCTTTCGATAAAAACCGCAAGAAGGTTCGATTTTACTTTGCCTGTCGTCGCCATTATTTCGCGTCTTTGAGGTTGTCAGGAATGAGCGCGTTCACGATTTTGTCGAGAACGCCGAAAACGGCTTTCGGTTTGTCAGTTGGTACCAAATTGATGATGACTTTTGCGGCCGTCAACAAGGCTGTGACAATGATCCATACGTTTTCAATGTACCAAGGGGATTCGGTCATTTTGTGAGGTGTTGAAGTTGGGTTTCGAGTTTTTGAATTTGCGCCCTCAATTTGCCGTTTTCCACACAAAGGTTTTGAACTTTGCGGTCGAGTTCCTCGGCGCGTTGTTTCCAGTCGTCGCGCCATTCGCGCAACTCGACAATCAATTGTTCGCGCTCACGAAAACGGTTTTTTTGGTGGCGCGTGTAGAACGTCCACGCCGTCGAACCCGTCAGGGCCGTAATAAGCGCAACAACGATTTCGGTCATGATGTTTTTTGTATTTGAACGTGAACGGACGAACAAACCATGTTGCCCGTTGACGTCAGGTTTTGCGCCTTCAAAATCAATTTGAAGTTGCCAGACAACGAAACGCAAAAATTCACGTTTTGCCCAATGGTTGAGGTGCGCAAAAATTGGTTGCATGTGAACACGTCCGAACCCGTGTTTAAATCGTGCAAAATAAATTTGAATTCCTCGTTTGAATTGGCTGACGTGACATGCGCGTTGACTTGCACGAAAAAATTTCCGTTCACCGAAAAATCATTTGTCGCAAGGCCGACAATATTGTTCGCATCAAACAATTCCGTGCCGATGCCGATTGTTGTTGCCGTGTTGTTGAATGTGGTCGACGCATTCGAAACAAGGGCGGCCAATTGTGCGCCACTCGCCGCAAACGTCAAGGTTGCAACGTTGCCATTTGCGGCCAGTGAGTTGTTCGGCACAATTAAAGTTGACGCCGACACCGTGGGCGTTCCGTCCGTTTCTTTGATTGTCAACGGGCCGGTCGGTACCGTGCCGGAAACAATCGCCGTTGCACCGCCGCGCATAGTTGCCACGGCATACGCCGACGACAAAATGAACAACCGACCGCCGTCGGCCTCGTCGGTTGCCCAATTGACAAAGCGGCATTCGGCTATTTGTACGCCATCAGACGCACCCGCAAACCCGTCAAGGGCGTCACGGCATGCGCTCGCGATTTGATACGCTTGTTTGGCCGATTCCGAGACCACAACAACGGCCACGTCGTTGTCGTCGTTGCGACTTGTTGCCGACTTTGATTCGTTGGTTCGGACGCCTTCTAAATCGACCAAAATTGCCGGGACAACATCGCCCTGCATTTGTACCAACGGCAAAATTCGACCGGCCGGAACGTATGCCGTAACGGCGGGCGTGTCTTGTAATTTTTTCAATATGCCGTTAATCATTGCGCGTTGTATTTCGCCGCAAGTTTTTTCAACCTCGGAATGAGAAACGATGCCAAATCGTTGTATGCACGGGCGCGAATTGGGCCGCGCAAAGCGTCGTCAAAAATTGGGTTGCCACGTTGGCCGGGGTGGCTGATTGTCTTTTTTCGCACTACGCCGCCGCCAGTCGGAACCATGAAAAATTTTTCCGATCCGTCGGCGCGTTTTTTGGCGACCTTACCAACGCCGGCCGTGCGTTGTCCGGCTTTGGTGCCTAATAAAACCAAATGCAAATAAAACCGTGGATTGACGCGCTTTGGTTTTTTTGAACCTGGCGGGCGCAACATTTGCGTTTTGGCTCGGCGTGTCGAAATGACGACTTCGGGGGCGCCCTTTCGGGCCTTTTTTCCTTTGGTCGTTTTGATTGCGCCGGCCAACGCTCCGGTGCGGTCTTTTACGTTTGCAATGGCCGCAACCCGTGCCGGGTCAATGGCCTTTTTCATTGCGGCAATCACGGCGCGGTCGCCGACTTTCTCCGGAACGCGTCGCATCAATTCGCGAATGTTGTCAAGGTCTTGTTGGTTGACCTCTACCGTGAAACCGTCACCCCGTGCCATTGTCTCGCCTTTCGGTAACTAAAACAAGACCCTCGCGGCGTCCCAATTCACGAATTCCCGTGATGTAAAAAATTTCCGTGTCGTACTTGACGCGATTTTGTACACTGACGTTTTCGGTGAAACGAATCGTCCATTCGGTGACGGTCAACGCCACGTTTTGCCGGACGTCGCCGGTTTCGCTTGTCGTCTTGTCTTTGCGCGTTGCCCAAACGGTCGAGGCGGTCGACCATGTTTTGGACTGGTCGCGCCAACCGTCGTTAGGGTTACTTAACGACGCTTGTTGAATTTCAATTTCACGGTCAAGACGGCCAATATTCAAAACATGACTCGATATGGCGACAACAACGCGTCGACGCCGGTTTGTAGTGCGGCCGGCATAACGCCGATTGTGTTTTCCTGACGGTTTTCGTAGAAATGGCCGACAAGCAACAAAGCGGCCTGAATTAGGTCGCCGGGAATGTCTGCGGCGGCATTATAGCCAACCGAAAAATTGATTGTCACCGGTTCAAGCGTGAACGGGTGCAATCCTGGCGTGTTATAGAACACGATCCGTTGAACGTTGCCTTGTGAACTGAACGAATAATTTTCGGCGGCGAACGTTTGTGCCGCACCTCCGGCGGCCCCAACGTACTGGACCGAAGTCACGTTGACGTTGGGGCCAATCGGAAATGCACCGGGGTTGAACCCGGTCATTTTTGCGGACATAGTTCCGCGACGCAACGAAACGTTGGCGCGCGCCTCGACTTGTTGCAAGGCGGCGTTTCGGATGCGCTGAATTAGTGCCGAATCCGACGGGGCGGAACCAACGCGCAAATGCGCGAAGGTTTCCGCATCCGTCAGAATATCGGAATAATTGTGCGACCCCGTATTTGAAAACGAGGATAGCAACATTAGGCGATGGTATCGGAACAGTATTGAACCAGACCCGCGTGGCGAACGTCGGTGTCAAAATACCGCGAGGAATACAAGCGAATTTCAGACGTGGCGCCACTGCTAAACGGGTCAGCGATAAAATCAACGCCCGTTCCAAAGAATCCAAGAATCAGCGTTCGAGGATCTAGCAAATACACCTCCGGCGCGGCGGCCGTGTCGGTGACATGCTTCGAAACAAACACGGGGCGACCAAAGATTGTCGAACCTTGTCCGTCATTGCCGTAAATGGGCGCGACGTTGGCAATCAATGCCGAGGTTCGGGCGTCGGCGTGTGCTTCCGGACCCATCAAAAACACCATTGCGTTGGGGTCACCGCCGGCGGCGATATATGCACCCTCGGCGCGTGGCAAAATTTCATCAAGGCCGCCAGTGTTGGCAACGTCGGTGTGTTGGTTTGTTTGGTTCAAACCGGCGGGTGTCGTGCCTTCAATACAAAGCGAATCGATGGCTTCGGTGATGGCACGTCCCATTTCAGACGCAATCATTCGGTCGACATCGGCGCCGCCTTGCATCAGGAGGCGTTTTGTATAGATGCCCTGACCACCAACGCGGTTCGGGGAAAGCGTGATTGAATCAACCGTACCGGAGAAACCCATAGCGCCGCCCTCGGCCGCAACTGCGGCGTTGAATGCGTTTGCGCGTGGCAAAACCGTGTCGCCGGTCAAACCGTTAAGAACGGTTGCGCCCATTCTTTCGACGAGGGGCGCGGGGCGAAGTTGTTCAATGAACGACCCGACGTTGGTTGGCACAAATGCGCCGCCCGTTGCGGTGTCAGAATTGGCGACCAAAGAGGTGTCGTAAGCGGTTGCACCGAAAACGCCCGGTTCGTCAGCACGAAACGCCATTTCTGGAATTGCGAAATTGCCTTCGAGCGTCTGGCCGGCCGCGCGCGCCTCGTTTTGTGCGGTTTGGGACCATTCCGCCTCGACGCCGCTCAACTTGCCATATGCCGCCTCTGTGATGGCTTTCGACAAACTAAATTTGCGGTTCATTTCCCGCGCTTCGCGAACGTCGGATTTGGACGCACCGCCGGAAACGGCCAGGGCGGCGCGTTGGCGCTCGACCTGTTCGGCCCGCTTCAATTTTTCAGTCAATCGACCGTACTCGTCGGAAATTTCGTCAAGTTCGCGCTGTTCTTCGGCGAAGGCTTGACGGCCGTCGGCCTCGATGGCGTTGTTCACCGTTTCGGTGCGCTCGTTAAGTTCCGACATTTTGCGCCGGATTTCGTTTGTTTCCAAAGACATGGAATCGTTTTTTTTGGGGGATGGTGTTTTGTGGTCAGTATCGACCGGGGAATTTGTTTCTTCTTTGTGTTCCTCACTTCGAACCGTGACGGTGCTTTGTTCGTAGGCGGGGAAAACAACCGCCGATACTTCGGCAAGGGAATTCACGCGAAAAATTGACCTTTCGGTTCGGTCCTCGTTCCATTCTTGACCGTCAGGTTTCACGGTAAATGCAAACGATGAACCGGAAATGTCACCGCGTTGAATACTTTCGACCAGGTCGCGCGAATACGTTTGTTGACCGGGTTTGGCTTCATATTTCAAACCGCGTTCGTCAACCGTCAATTTCAACGTTCCCGAAGTAGTTCGGGCAACGACCTGGTTGGGGTCATGGTTGATTAACATTCGAACGTCGCCGTCAACGACGTCGTCAAATGCGCCCGGTTTGATAACCTCACGGAATGAACCGATTTGTGTCGGTGCGTCATACAATGCGGCATACCCGACAATGGTCGGTTCATCTTCGGACATGCGAATTTCACATGTTGACCCGGTGCAATTGTATGTGTCGCGGTTTTCGGTTTCCTGCGGTTCCGTGCGTTCGTCGTCGTCTAATTTTTCGACGACTTCGTTGATAGTGTTTTTCATGGTCTTTTGTCCAATGTTTAAAACGACGCCCCATTTCATCGCCGCAACGACTCCGGCAACGCTTGAAATGGTCGCCGAGGCGCCTGGAAATTGTGAACCGTCTTTTGCATGACGTGCCGCCCACGCTTCGCGTTCGCGAATCCAATCCAAAACGGCGGGTGCGTCGTCGCCATCCAAGGCGCGGTTGTACAAACGCCACGCGGCATTTCCTCGCGTGTTTCCGCCCGCACCCCAAATTTTCGGGTATTTTTCTTTAATACGGGCCGCAAAAGCACGGTCGAACCTGGCAACGTTTGAGTTGCTCAACGACACTTTTTTGTCGTCGCCTTTTTTAGGATAGTTCGTTTCCGGCAATTTTTTTCGAGTATTCCGGAACCTGTTCAAGGTTCAATTGGTTGACCTGGACAAGATGTTGCGCACCAAAGCCATTCGGAACGGGGTCGAGGTTTTCAGCGCGGCGAACCTCGTCAATTGTCATTGATCCGCTAGACAACATGGCTGAGAAATACGCCGACCGTGCGGCCTGGTCGCCACGCATCAACCCGCGCATGTCAAATCGCGCAACGTGCGTTTGCCGTTCCGCTTTCGTCATCAACTTGTTGCGAATTTCTTGTTCAATACGGCAAACCCACGGGGCAATCGTGTGTTTCGCAAAGAACAGGTCATATGCGGCGCTACCCTGATATGATGCCGCTTCCTCGGCTTGTATCATAATTGGCGGCACGTTAAAGATTCGTGCGACCTCAATGATTCCAAATTTTCGGCTTTCGATATATTGCGCCTCGTCGGGTCGCAAACTTATTCGTTGATAGTTCAGGCCAAACGGCAAAATTTTGGTTCCGCCTTGCGAACCGCCGTGCCACTGTTTGACAATTTCTTGCGCCTGTTCGGCTCGAATTGGCGTGTCGCTCGTCAAAATTCCGGTCATTTGACCGCCATTGCCGAAAAACTCGCCCGCGAAATTTTCAGCGTTGCGAAGTGTCGCCAATGAATCAGAATGCAACCGAACCGGCGAAAGGCCGTGCATACACTTGACGCAAAACATATCCGCGTCGTCGACAAATCCGAATTCGCGCACCGCGTACCCGTGACCGGTTTCATCTTTGAAATATTCGACGTCGTCAGGGTGGACGATACTCAACGACACCGGCACGGCGGCACGGTCGCGTTGGATAATGGCAAAGCCTTTCCCGTAAACAAGGGCATGCGCAACAATCGTTTCGAAAAACGCAAACGGGGTCATTCCCGGTTGTGGACTTTGCGCCAGTAGTTCGGCGGCCGGGTGTGCGGCGTCTAATTCGCGGCGGTTGCCTTCGATGCGGAACACCTCAAACGGCAACGCGGCGATTGTGCCGCTTATCTTACTGACACACGCATATACGGCGCCGATGCCGAGCGCGTCGCGTTCCTGGACACGGTGTTTGGAGTTAAAATTCGGCATTTGCCGTTCCCAAAATCCCGGTGCGCCGGTGTACTCGACGCGACGACGGAACAACATCTTTGCACGATCCCAAATTGCCACATGCAAAAATACGGCGTTTATCTATACGAAAAAACCATTCGCAAGTCAAACAAAATTGACAAAATCTTGCGTTCGTGCTGGTCGATTATGGCTTCGGCCTCGTCCGGTTCAAGTAAATTTTGCCCTTTCTCATCGAACATTTCTTCAAATAGAGTTGTCGCGGCATCGTGTAATTGCTGACAACATTCGCGGGTTTCTTCGGCTGACATTCTTACAAATTGATGATTTCGGCGAGTTGGTCGCCCGTTTCGGTTTGATTATCCGCGTAAAATTGGCCCAACGCCATGATTGACGCCACAACGGCGTCGACCTTGTCGTTTTCTGAATTTCTGCGGTGTTTTACAACCTTGATGTTGTCGGCGTCGTCGCGCTTCAAATGAACACACGAAAATTGCCATCGCAACAAATTGTGTCCACCGTGAATGACATTGCCTTTTGCAAGTTCGATTTCGAACGTTTTTGTTGGGTAACTCATTGAATAGAAACCCTGACCAAAATCGCACATGCGAATTCCGTGTTCAATCAATTCCGGCGTGATGTAGGTCGAAAATTTTCGGTCGTATGCGACGCCTTGAACGTTGTTTTCGTCACAAAATTCAACGATGTGGTCGCGAACGGCTCGAAAATCGGTCACGTTGCCGTCGGTGATTGTGAGTTCACCGCGTTGTTGGAAATCGTAATAATTAGTTCCACCGGACAAACGTCGGGATTCGGCTTGTTCCTCGTTTACAAACGAATGCACGTCAAGGTAAAAACGGCCAGTTGCGGCATCGTGCCAAATTGAGGCGAAACAAGTCAAATCACGCGTCGCCGCCAGGTCGAGGCCGCACCAACAAGGCAACCGCGACAACGTTTGTTTTGACGGCATCGGTTCGTTGCCCTTCATAAACTCGTCGTCGGTGATCCACGCCGTCGAAGCACCAACCCAAACGTTCAAATGCAACCTTTTGAACGTGTTGACGTATGACGGCGTCACCTTTGCGCGTCGAACTTGCGTTTCGAAATAATCGACGGAACAAATTGAACCCAACGCCGGGTTTGCTTTGTGCCATGTTTCCGGTTGCGTCCAATCGTCGTCACTTTCGGCGGCGTAGATAATCGGTAAAAACGTCGGGTCGTCAACGATACCGTCGCGCACTTTGACGGCGTATTCGTGAACGGTTCCGCAAATTGAATTCAACGATTCCCCGGCGGTTGTAATGGACACAAACAACGGTTGCGTTCGGGCGCCGGTCGACGTTTCCAAAACTCGAAACAACGAGTCGTTCGGCATTGCGTGTAGTTCGTCAAAAATCACACAATGAGCGTTAAAACCGTGTTTTGTGTTTGCTTCGGCTGATATGGATTTGTACCATGATGTACCGTATTCAATCCGGTTTTGAAAAACCTTTGCGGCCTTGCGCAACGTCGCGTTGTTTTGAATTTGGCTTCGGGCCTGGTCAAAAACCAATGACGCCTGATTTCGGTCGGCCGCCGCGCTGATGATTTCGGCGCCGGGTTCGCCGTCGGCCATCAACATATATAACGCAATGGCCGACGCAAGCGTGGATTTCCCTTGTTTTCGTGGCAATTCAATATACACGGTGCGATACTGGCGCAACCCGTCGTCGCGCACCGTGCCAAAAATTGGACGAATTATTTCGTCACGTTGCCACGGTTCCAAAATAAAGGGTTGACCGCCCTTCGCGCCTTTCGTATGCGAACAAAGCGTTTCAATAAAACGAACGGCGCGGTCGGCCTTTGCATCGTCGAACATTAATTCAACAAGTCCGCACCGGGGTCGTCGCCTCCGATCCCGGCCCATTTTTCAAGCCGTGCGTATATGCGGTTGATGTCCTGGTTCAATGCTTTGTACACTTGCCATTCGGGCCGTTCGTAACTGCGGGCCGATTTTTCGGGCGTGTATGTCTCGCCGTTTTCGTCAAGGAATTTTTGCAAGCGTTCGCGACGCATCAGGTTTCGCGCTTGCGTTTCCACCATCTCGGCAATGAACAACGGCACATGTGTTCCGGGGAAATACAACGCGCGAAGGTCGGCGGCAATGTCAACCAACTGTTTGGGGGCGGTGGTCAATTCGTCGGGCAACTTTTGGTCAAATTTGGGCGCGACGCAAACCAAAC